AATTCGTAAAACTGAGGGTCTCTTAAAGGTAATTCATAACCATAAAATACCCCATTATAAACAAATGAAACATAAATAACTTCACAATCAATAGAATCACAACATGGATAATTATATACGTTGCTGCCGCCTGCTAAACTCTTATCACTTAACAATACATTTTGTCCTGAGTAGTTACTTCCGTTTTCATATAACGCGTAACCGTCAAAACATTTGTCCGTGAATGTGTCTATTAAGGTTTCAATTCCATCAATGCTGTAATAAGTCTTATAAGTTACGTTACAATACGCATATTGGTTTGTTAGGTCATCTGTACCCGATACGATTGGGTCTGATTGATTGAAGTCGAAATACTCACGTATAAACGGACTGATATTGTAGTACGTGTTTATGTTGTTTATGCTTGGAACTTGTTTGCTAAGTGAATAACTTGGAAACGCTGGAGCTGACCCCGTGCCATTCCAAATAAACAATTCTAAACGTGTGCTTTCTTGACCTGTTTCGTTAATCGTTACAATATACGGTGAACGTGCAAATATCATTTTTTAAAGTTTTGTTTCATTATACTATCAAATAAATCCACTACATCCAAACCGTAGCTATCTACTAAGTCATCGGGTAGTTTTTTAAAGGCTGCTTCAAAAGGCTTTGTAAAGAATAAACTTGGTTTGATTCCTTTCTCAAATATACTTCGTGCAATAGCGAAATTTAATCCTTTGCGCTTTTCAAATTGTCCGCCTTTTCCTCGCGGTGCTAACCCCTTTCTAACCGTCCATTTATCGAACGCTTTTGGCGGTGGCATTTTAGATTTATAACTAAAAGGCGTATCGTATTTTTTCTTAACTCCCGAAACCCCTTGATCTTGGTAATATCCGTATTCTTCCATATTGAAATAAATACCGATTGAGTTTGGAAATTGCTTTGCTTCACCAGTAATTGAATTGTAAAGTTTTTTTGACGCGTTTTTATTCATCGTAGTCAAGTTCCTTTTGGATTGAGCTACAACATACGCTACAAATTTCTTTATCGTTTCCTCGTGGTTAGTCATCACACACAGTCATTTCGTTGCCTACTAAATAATCAAAAGTCATTGTCCATCCTGCTAAGTTATTTTCAAACCTTTCAATAAAAGGCTCACAAGTTGGATTGCCGTCAATAATTCCTAAGTTGCTGAAAAAGTCTCCACGCGTTAATTTTTCATAAACACGATTCAACATTGTTATCTGAGTGTTCAATACATCCTGCTCATTATCGTTGCCTATAAAAATATCAGTTGTTTCGTCTTTTGAAATATCCACAATATCCATAGCTATTATCGAAATGTTGTATCGAATAACATTGCTTTCAAACGTGGCGTTATTAACCATAATATGCGCCAAAGGAAATATAGTTTGCTTTGCTAAGTCAACCCTGAATATGTCGCCCTCAGTAACCGTGTTCACCAAGTTCGTTGCTTCAAGTTCCGTCTTTAAAATGTTTAGTATTGCGTAGTAACTCATATTCCTTTTTTTAGTTGTCTGTTTAATTCACGTTGCTCAATCTCTGTTTTCTGCTTTTCAAAAGTAAGGTAGGTAAGTGCTGCCGTAAGTCGAAGCTTGGTAACGGCTTCAAATTTTGTGATATCTCCTTTAGCGACTGCATATATTGACTGATACCATCCCCAGTTTTTGCTAAATTGAGCTCTTTCACTAAACTCGCTGAAATCTCCTTGCTCTTCATTATCTCCGTCTCCAAATAAGACAGGGTAGCCGTCAATAACTCGTTTTCTAAATTGTAAAAAAAAACCTTTGCAGCAAGTGAAACATCCAAAGGAGCAAACTCCATGACTTCCGAATAATTAGCCGCAGATTCGTAAGGTTCTATTTTGTATTTGTCTCCGTGTTTTTCTACTATCGGGCGATACATTACCGCCATTGCTTTGTGAAACGTCTTTATATCGCTTATATTGGCCTCTAAATCTATATATTCACCCCAACTGATATGCTCTAAATTAGGAATGAAACCGAATTCCTTATCTAAAATCTTGAATGTGCTTTTGAACTCCGTCTTTTGCTTGAACATTTGAGCAAAATGATTACTTAAACTTTCAACTTCGCTGAACGGAATTTTAACCACGTCTTTTAATTGGATTCCACAAAAACATTCTATCATTTTTTCAGCTAAAAAAACCTCATCATTCGTGTTTTCGGCTATTGCTAAAAACTTTTGATAGTGCTTCAATGGAATTTCACCAAGACTTGTTGGAATTACTAATTCAAGCTTCATATTATTTAAACGTTTTATTATGATTATTGTAGTACATAGCAACCGCGTACGCTTCGCCAAGTAATATTAAATGCTTTCTTAGACTTTGACTATCATTAAAAACTATCTTTACACGTTTTCCAGTACGAATATACACGTAATTCTCAACTTCCTTAGTCATTACCGCTGTGTCATCTGTCATTAACGTATATTATATGTTCCGTAATTTCGTTTTAAACCTAATGTTTCCATTTCGTGGTATCGTACCGCCGTAATTGCATGGTCATTTGTTCCTATCGGAGTATTTAATCTTGTTCCTTGTTTGTCTACGTCCCAACAGTATGCTCTGAGTTCTTTTATTAGATTGGTGCTTTGTGAGGTTACTAAGTATTCTTGTTGTTGCATTACATCAATCCCGTAATTAATACTGTCTTTGCCTTTGGTAACGCCTTTAATTGTTATTCCGTACCGCTTTATTTCATCTATTGACTTTGGTTCTGAGCTATCTGCGTAAATAGGTACGTGTTTTGGTAGGATTTTAGCTATATCGCTGTTTAACATTCCTGTACGGTAAACCAATTCATTGAGGATCCGTGTTCCGTTATAATTGTAAATCTCAACTGCTGCCGTCGGATCGTTTGTATATCCAAAGTCTAATCCTATTCCTATCAATTTAGCTTCGGTAGGTAGTTTATCAATAGACTTCCAGTTGCTAAATATAACGCCCTCTAACATTCCTATCTCACCGTCAAGGTAAACACGACACCAATTAGCCCAATATGAGCTTGTTTCTGCTTTTAAACGATTCTTTTCTAATTGGTCAATAATTGACTTGTCAAGAGCTTCATTGTCTTTGTAAGTCAAAATTAAAAAGTCTGCGTCTGATTCGTCTTTTAGTTCGGTATGCACCCAAAACTCATTAGCAGGGTTAAAGTCTAAAAATACTTCTTTTTTAGTCCGTATAGCAAGTTCATTATAAGACTCAAAGGTAACATTATTGCATTCGTTAATATAAAGAATGTCACGCCGAGCACCACGTAACTTAGAGCTATCATCCGCACTAAAAAATTCAATAAAACTTCCGTTGGAAAATTCGTATCTTAAAAGTGATTTATTAAAACGTTCATCAAAATAACGCCCTGTGTCTTTCATAATGCGTAAGAAGTCCTTTAAAGCACCTCTTCGTAAATGTGGTATTGTTTCAGCTACTACGCTTATTTCAGTTCGTGGAAATGTAGCAGCCTTTGTTATTAACACAGGAAGTATTCCGTATGTTTTTCCAGCTGAAGTTCCGCCTTGAATTATTTTAATTCGTTTTTTTAAAGCATTAATCTTTTTTATTGCTGTTGTTATTATCATACAAATAATTTAGTTTGCGCTGTGTGGTTATTTATTCTTTGCATAGCTTTATCAAAATACTCTTTGTCAAGCTCACACGCTGTTAAATCAAATCCGTAATCGTGACAAGCTATTGCAATTGAGCCACTGCCTAAGTGAGTGTCAAGTATCTTATCACCTTTTTTGGCGTATTTGTCAAGTAGCCATTTGTAAAGTTGAGGAGGTTTTTGCGTTGGGTGAAATTTCTCACTTTTATTTAAGTATGCCGAATATCTAAAAATTTTATTTGAACCACTAAAAGAAGTCCATGCATATTCACAGTCAGAAAAAGACAAACCATCTGGAACTTCTTTATCCCATATTATGAATTTATTGCAAACACCTAAATTAAAATAATTACCACCCCAAATAATTTGATGCTTTGAAACTCTTTTGAGTTCTAAAAAATATTCATCTTTTGGTATAGAACTATCCCAGTCTTTTGATTTCCATTTTCTATTTTTAGCTTTAGATGCTTTTTTTGTCTTACCTATTCCCATATTCATATTTGCTAAATTTATCCCATAAGGTGGGTCGACAATAGCTAAATCAAAATACTTATCAGGATAGCGAGCCATTAGCTCCATGTTATCCTCATTCGTTATCGTCAGCATCTAATTTGAATAAAGGTTGCTCAATGTTTGTTTGTTCTACTTGCTCTTTTAGGTTGTTTAAACGCTGTGTTATGCTTGCGTTATACTGTCCTACCATGCCTCCAGTTATTTGGTCTTGACGTATTTCTTTGCGTATACGTGAACAGATGGGGATATATTCTGAATATCTTTTATCCACGTTCTTAAAATATTGTTCTACTTCGCCTACTTCATTCCAGCAATAAATTTCAAAGCCTTCCATTGTTAGTGGGCATTCTAAGGGTTCTACTCTTTCTTCGAAGTCTTTACCTCCATGTATTATTTTTAACCTTGGGTTCGCCTTTACGTATGCTTTATAGTTTTCAAATAGTCCGTATAGTTGTTCAGGGCTATCAAGGTTTCTTGGTCTTCCTACTTTTGCCATAATTTTATTCGTGTTTTTGGTAAATTTATAACTTTTTTTTACTTTATATTATAGCTTCGCTTTTATACTGCATATACCAACTTGCAGTATTTGGCCTTAAATATAAGGTGAGCCCGACAATAACACTTCCCTCTGCGACCACTTCTTATTTATTCGTGTTTTCACACTTGGCATTTTGGTTCATTTGTTTTTATAACCTTTCGGTATGCAGTACCCGTTGTTAAGCGTAAAACAGTGCGGGATTTGTATAACAAACGTTTATTTCGAGCGGTTGTTTTTGGTAATGCAGTTCAACCTTATACAACTACAATAAAAAAACCCTACCGTGTCGCACCAGCAGGGTTCTTAATGATTATTACGCTAAAAACAATCCTAAAAATCTTTAACTAATGCGACTTAGTAAAACAAAAATACAAATTATTTTTTAATTTCTCGCTTTTCTTTGAGAATTTTTTTTCTTAGCTCTCGCAGACTTTCTGTAATAGTAATATCTGTTAGGTTGGTTTTTATCCAATCGTTCGTTAAATCGCTTGTATTTACGTTTAAAAAGGCTATTGATTGACTAAGGCGAGACATCAAACTATTTTGTAATTGAATATTTATTGAATTCGTGTTTTTGTATTGTGTATCCTAATTGTTTAAATAAATCAAAATACCGATAAACCGTTCTTTGAGTAACATTTAAGTATCTCGATATTGTATTAATTGTTCGAGCTTTTAATTGTAGTAACTCCAGCATTTTAAATATTCTATATAATTTGTGCTGATTCATAATTAATTCGGGTTGTAATAATAATAATTGTACTCTGCTTTGTTTATCTCGTGGACTTGAATATAACTTATTTCATCGCATCTAAATACTAAATAATCACATTCAGCAATTTTAAATAGTAGTTTTAGTTCATTCCATGATTTTGTGTCTTCGTGTTTTGGTAGGAAAACAATATAATATTCAGTCGCCACATTCGTTTTAATCACTCTTTCTCGTAGATTCGGTATTGTCTTTGTATTGAGTATAAACTTTCTCTAAGTCTTTGATTCTTGAAAGAACACAACTTGAACAGCTTGTTGCTTCGTTTCTTACTTTGAATATTCTTGAATGAATAGCAAATAATTTGTTTTGTTCAATTGGAGTTATTTTATCCGTCTTTTTGTTAAACCATTCATTCAAATACTCAAATTCTGTTTGCTCTAAACACAACGGTTTTTTGTATGGAAATAACTCATTAAGCTTTGCTTTACGTTCATCACATCCGCAGTCTTCACCTAATAACCATTTAGCCACCTTTGATACTCCAGTTACCTCTAAAACCTTTTCAACTGTGTCTCCTAATCCTTTGCTTTCAGCTGCTAATATTTCAGCTTTTGTACGTCTTTTTCTTGCCATGTTTTCTATATTAATTCAAAATCTTCGTTCTTAAAGTCTAAATAATCTTCTCCTACATTTTCTTTGATTCTATCCTTGCAGTGTTTTAACGTTCCAAAGATACTACGCAAACTGATATTCGTTCCTTGTGCTATTTCACGCATTGACATACTCGAATCTTTATACAACTGAAATAACAATCTGTCGTAATGGTGCCACGTTTCCATTTCTTGTTGTACTCTTTGCATTAAATCTCCAAAGGCTTCGTGTTTTTCTATCTCATCAATCTGTTGCAAAGTCAGTATTTCATTGACATCAACTTTAATAACCTTGCTTTTTTGCCTGTGAAAGTCAATAAACAATGAACGTAAAGTCAAAAACACGTAGTATTTATTCACTTGACCGTTTACAATTACCGCGTTTTCTTTATTCTTGTTTAAAAAACGAATATACATTTCTTGAACTAAATCTTCAGCGTAAAACTCCTCGCCAAATCCCTTAACTGTTTTAACATATTCCTTATGGAATTTAGCTACTTGTTCTATCCAGCTCATATATAAATCTCGATAGTCCAATAAAAGATAAAAATGCCAATGATACCGCTTTTTTTATAAGCAATACCAAAGGCAAATTCATCCGTTTTTCTAACCCTCACGACACTAAATTATATAAATTTCTTTTATAGTTCAACAATCGACCCAAAGCCATTGAACAAATATCTAATTTATAAACGTATTTTTCCGACAATTCATGCAATAATCCTTTCTTGCATTTCATAACCATATCCGAATAAAGTCTCATTCTAACCTGCATACCCTCAATCATGTCATCAATGTTGCTGATTCGTTCTTCAACTAACTCTTTACATAATTCGTAACCTTTACCGTTGCAGGACATACAAGTATAATACACTTCTTTTTGTTCGTAAGGAATATGCGTATCGTTTAATTCAACAATAATACATCCGTCTCCCTCACATTCGTGGCAATCAATACATAAACTTTTCATAATTTCTAATTTTAATTGTTAGACAAATATACTAATTAATATAATACAAACAAAAAAAAAGCGGAATTTTTTACGTTCCGCCTTCCGACCGTGTTACCACAATCCAAAAATGATTCAGTAAGGTGGGTTTGCCATTAACTTATTTAGCTCCATTTGTTTAATCTTATTGATTATCTCAATTGGAGTTTGATATGTTAAATTGTTGTATAATAATTCTAACCAGTTCATAATACTTTCTATTTATTACTAAAAAACTTTCCTATCTTTTCAATCGACCTACTCGATAAAG